GTGCGTATGTGCAGATCAAGAAAGTGGAACGCAAGCCACGCAAGGTCAAGTCAGTGCCACCTGAGAAACGTGCCGCAAAATTCAAAGTGCTCATGGACTTTGTGGAGCTCAAGCTCAAAGGGTTGCCGGCTGCAAGTTTAGTGGACAAAGCTGAAGCCTGGTTGTACGACACCAAAAAGCGCAAGTTGATACACCTTGTGGCTGATAGTCACACACAGGCATTCACTGTCAAAAGCAACAGCATCATTGGTTTCAGCACCATTGAAACCATGCAGAAAACTGTGCGAAAACCAGCAGATGTTGTTCGAGCAGTGCAAGCCGCAGGCAAGCCGGCGGCACGTAAGATCTACAAGGATCTAACCACAACAGAAACAGCGTTTAACGGACGCGGAACAGAGAATCTGATGGTGCTCAAGGCCTGGTAAGTAATGAATGCTCCAAGATACCAGATATGTATTAGACAAGGTTGAATTTTACATCACGAATGTTTGCAATTTAAATTGTGATCAGTGTAATCGATTTAATGATTATAAATTTGCTGGATGGCAACGATGGAGCGATTACGAGGCAGTTCACCGACGGTGGGCTGACCTTATTGATATCAAGCAAATAGTGATCCTTGGTGGTGAACCCTTGCTGAATCCTTCTATAAATGAATGGATCAGAGGACTGTCAGACATATGGAAAAGACCAGTGCAAGTTCTAACCAATGGCACACGGTTGAATCACACACCTGGACTGTATGAAGCACTGCTGTCTTGGCACACTGATCCCGCAGTATTTAAACACTGGATTGGTGTCAGTGTTCACAACAATGAAGACCTGGATTTTTACATACAGGAAGCCAAAAAATTTCTTTGTGAACCTATTCAAATGCTCACTGACAAACAAGAGACTGATCAAGAAAAATCAACACTTGGTGCTGATTTGGCACTGCTGGACGCAAATGGGGTTAGGGTGTGTTTTTGGATTCAAGACAATTTTTACAATGCCGCAGTTACCAAAAACTCCATTGGAGAGTTGACTTTATTTAACAATGACCCTGAACTTGCACACCGGCACTGCGGGTTTGTGCAATGGAAAAATTACCATTTTATCCGTGGCACACTGAACAAATGCGGACCCGCACCGTTGTTTCCTGAGTTTGATCGCCAGCATCCATTGGCAATCAGCGACGCTGATCGTGAACTGATCAATGCATATCAGCCGTATACTGTAGATCAAGTAGAACAGCAAGGTACAGATATTTTGAAAAAAATTGACGAAGTTTTGCCACAATGCAAGTTTTGCCCGGTGCCTGCAGACATGAAGTACCGACAAATCCATGCTACACTTAAAAATAAAACCATTCCCATATCTCAAATTAGGGCAAATGAACTGCAGGAATTGCAATAAATACAGCAACCGGAGTTCTCAATGGCTGAACAGCAACAACAATCACTGCCCACACTGAAGCAAAATTTAATTGAATATGTTAAACTCCAACTGGGCGATCAAATCATTGACATTGAATTAGATCCAGCACACTACGAAGCAGCATATCAAAAGACCGTCGGCACTTACCGCCAACGTGCAAATGCTGCATATGAAGAGAGTTACAGTTTCATGCAGTTGGTCCAAGATGTCAACATCTATGAACTGCCCCAAGAAGTCATAAGTGTACGTCAGATATTTCGCAGAACATTTGGTGACAGTTCGGGACCGTTTGCGTCAAACTTTGATCCATTTGCACAGGCCTCGCTCAACGTGTACCTTATGAATTTTAACGTGGCTGGGGGCCTGGCCACTTACGACTTCTACAGCCAGTATGTAGAATTGGCCGGACGTATGTTTGGTGCCTACATGAACTACACATACAATCCTGTGACAAAGAAACTGCAACTGATCCGTGACCCCAAAGGGTCAGGCGAAACTGTGTTGTTGTGGAGTTACAATTTAAAACCTGAATTCAACCTGTTGAGTGACTATCAAATATCACAGTGGATCCGGGACTACATGGTGGCCAACTGCAAACTGATAATTGGTGAAGCACGTGAAAAGTTTGGCACTATTGCTGGACCACAAGGTGGCGGTAGTCTAAATGGCGCTGCCATGAAGTCTGAAGCCAAGGTAGAAATGGACAGTCTAATTGAGCAACTTAAAATGTATGTGGATGGAAGTCAGCCACTTACATTTGTTATTGGGTAAACTCCTCACACTTTTATCTAAAATCCTGCTATAATACAGCATGGATTTAATGATCGACATTGAAGGTTTGGCCACAGGCCCTGAAGCAACAATCTTAACCATTGCGGCTCAGGCATTTGATCCTCTTGGCACCGGTTACTACAAGCAACAATATTATGCCAGAGTTGATCTTGAGAGCCAAGAAACCCGTACCATTGAACAAGGCACCATAAACTGGTGGGCCACACAAGGTGCCGCACAAGCAGAAGCTTTTGCAGAAGATGGCCGTATACCCTTGGATCAGGCCCTGGACGAACTGCATCGATTGTGCTGGAAGTGCAATCGTATTTGGATGAATGGGCCGACGTATGATGCCAACATCCTGGAGCATGCCTACAAGAGTTACGGTAAACCCCTGCCTTGGCAATATTATAAGATCCGTGATGCGCGAACGGTATATAGTTTGTGGCCAGGGTTGCCCCGCCCGCCTACCAGTCATCATGCACTGGAAGACTGCCGCAGACAAATTGACATGTTGCAAGCAACTCTGACACATTTAAATGTAAAAGAACTAAAGTAATATCTTATCCTGGACATATTAGACTAAATAAAGTATGTTTGATGATAACAAATATACAAAATATTATAATAATATAATCGTAAAAGCTTCATCTCGTAAATTAGATGGATATACAGAAAAGCACCACATTATACCGAGGTGTATGGGCGGAAGTAATGCCAAATATAACCTGGTTATCTTGACCGCAAAAGAGCATTTTATATGCCACTTGCTGCTAACAAAAATGCTTGCCGGCCCTTTAAAATATAAGATGGTCAAAGCGTCGATGATGATGGCTAATCAAATTGGCCCAGGGCAACAGCGATACAAAACCACAAGTAGGATTTACGAAATTTTAAAAACATCGTTACCACCTATGCCAGACGAAACCAGGTCGAAAATGAGTCAATCACAAAAAGAAAGATTTAAAGATAGAGATGGAACATTTTTGAACAGAACACATTCTGAAGAAACAAAAGAAAAAATGAGACAGTCTAGACTAGGCAAAAAAGACTCTCCTGAAGTTAAACTTATAAAATCTATAGCAGGAAAAAATAAACCCCCAGTCACTGATAAAACTAGAAAAAAGTTAAGTATTGCCAATAAGGGTCGCCCAGGGCTAACAGGAGAAAAAAATGGTTTTTTTGGTAAACACCACTCACTAGAACAACGCCAAAAAAAACGTGAAGAAAAACTCAATTCTACTAGACAACAATGTCCTCATTGTAGTAAACTAGTTGATCCAATGAACTATGCAAGATGGCATGGTGACAAATGTAAATTCAAAGGACAATAAGTGGCAATTATAGCATTATGTGGTTTTATTTCAAGTGGCAAAGATACCGTTGCGGACTATCTAGTAAATTTACATCATTTTCGTAGAGAAAGTTTTGCCAACACACTCAAAGATGCTGTGAGCGCAGTGTTTGGTTGGGACAGAACCATGCTAGAAGGTCATAGTAAGGAAAGTCGTGCCTGGAGAGAAACGCCAGATCCATGGTGGACCAATCGATTAGGTATAGTAATTACTCCTCGTTGGGTTTTGCAAAACTGGGGTACTGAAGTATGCCGTAACGGATTTCATGATGATATCTGGATTGCCAGCTTGGAAAACAAACTGCGCCACAGCACAGATGATGTTGTGATCAGTGACTGCAGATTTCCCAACGAAATCCGATCAATCAAGGCAGCAGGCGGTATTGTGGTGCGTGTGACCCGTGGACCTGAACCTGCTTGGTATAATGCAGCAGTCAGTGTAAATCGTGGACCCGACGGCAACTCTAGCTGGAGCATCAGCAAAGGCAAGTTGGAAGGTGCTCGAGT